ATTTCATCGGCGGCCACATCCAGGAAAAGGAAATGATCATCCAAATGGACCAATTCGAAAATCCGTTGATATTTGAAGCATTTCCATTGCAATCAGTGGCTTCCGTTTCTTACTATCCTTTAGGGAGTGAAACACCGGAAGTGGTGGCAGTAGATAAATATAATTTAACAGCGGTAAATGATAAGGTGTACAATTTGCGATTTAAAGATATTGATCCCGATATCGCAGAACGTTTTGATGCCGTAAATGTGAGCGTTAAAATAGGTTATCCAAGCGGAAAAACACCCAAAGCAATTATCCAAAGTTTATTGCTGCAATTGGCTGATATGTACGAACGTCGTGAAGATCGTTCGGCGCAATTAGCCACAGCGGCAATGGTTTTGTTAAGACCTTATAAAAAATATTAAAATGGAAAAAATGCCTTTCATCGGTCAGATGCACACCATCATCAAAATCGTGGAAAAAGTGGAAACACGCAATTCCACCGGCGAAATGGATGTGACTGATAATGTGATCGCGATTCCGTTTTCTTTTATGGAAGATATTTCCGGTAGTGAGGATGTCGAAGGTAAAATCCGGAACATGATCAACCGTTCGTATATAATCCGTTATTCGGATGAAATAAAAGCCAAAGGCGATGATTTAGTGGTGATCGATGGAAACAAAAGATTTGATATTTATTACATCCAGGAATTAGGCCGCCGCAGATTCTTGAAATTAATGGTGCGTGATTATGAGTGATGGTTTAGGTATAAAGGTGGAAGGTTTTGCAGAAGTGAAACGATTGATTACTTTATTGGCAAAGGATAAAGACAAGAAGCGCGAAATGTTGTTGATCCTGCGCCAAATCGCCAAACCTACTTTGCAAGCGGCCAAAAGTTTTGCCCCCGTTTCTAAAAAAGCGCATTGGCAAGGTGGGAAAAGAGAGAAGACAAAAATTCAACCTGGAAATTTAAAAAAATCCATTGGGTTTATAAAGCCAAAATACAGTGATGATATTTCGGTTATTGTGGGAGCGCGAGCGAATAAACCATTTAATGGATGGTATGCACATTTTGTTGAATACCGTGTCAATAGATATAGATCCGGATTTAAAAGAAATAGAAAAAAAGCCGGTGCAAATGCATCATCCGCAATTGCAATGCGGATAAAAGTAACACCTTTTATGGCAATGGCAAGGCAAGCCACAGCCGGTGCAGCCACAATAGATGCCGAAAGAAGAATGGCAAAATTCATGCAAAGACGCATTAATAAATTAAGTAAATGATACAATTATCCGAAGAATTGATTTTGTTTTTAGCCACACATCCGGAATTTACCACCGTGATGGGTGTAAAGATTTTTCCGATAGTGGCACCCGAAGGAACAAATTTCCCTTTTGCCACATATAGGATAAATGAACAAACACAATTGTCTTATGATGGCACAGCGGCCACCATCGAATTGTTCTTTTGGTTTGGACCGGAAAAATATAAAAAGGCGGCGGAATTTACCGATGCCATGAAACCCATCATCGAATTAAAACCAAACTACGAATGGCAAAACGCCACCGTGGATTTTATCGAATCGGGGTTTTCATATGTTGGAATTATTAATATTAGCGCAAATTAAATTATAAATTTTAAAAATTAAGAATTATGGCAGTAGGTCAAATTTACAAAGGGAAAAACGTTCGTTTTTCGTTTAACGGCAAAACGTTATACCATGCAACAAGTTGCAAATTGTCGGTTTCAACAGCTTTAGAAGAAATTGCAACAAAGGACACGGATGGAACTGTTTCAACACCTTCAAATTATGCATGGAGTATATCCACCGAAGCATTAGTGGCAGATAAACCAGGGGCATCAACTCAATCTGATTTCATGGATATTATTTCCTTGCAATTAGCAGGAACTGAAATTGATATCGAATTTACAACCGGAACGGCGGGTGATTTTATTCTATCGGGAAAAGTGTACACGGAATCTTCGGATATTACTGCGGAAGTAGGAAATTCTGTTACGGGATCATTTTCTTTTAAAGGAAACGGAAATCTTTCAAAAACTATTGCTATTTAATTAAATGGATAATGTAATTATTACAATTAATCAAAAAACCTTCAAACTACAATTTGGAATGAAGGTTTTTCGATTATTATCAAAAGCCTGGGATATTCCCGGCATGAATGGAGTAATGGCACGTTTTGCAGTTTTGCAAAATATGGCCGATGAACTGACTTTTGAACAATTGGATGTGATCACAGATTTGATCCTGGCATCAATTCAAGCAAATCCGGAAAACACGGAAATCTTATCCAGGGATGAAATTGATGATTTGATTTTAAATGATACCACCACTATCATGGCGGTGATCGAAAAGGTAATGCAAGGTTTTTCTGATTCCTTACCAAAAAACAATGTGGAAACACCGGGAAAGCAGAAGATCGCGAAAGCGACCACAAAAAAAGCGAAATAGTTGATTCCTGGGATAACCTGGAAGAAATGGCATTGGGTGAATTAGGATTATCGATTGATTATTTTTATAGCTTGACACCGCGGCAGTTTTCGAACACCATGAACGGCTATCGCAAAAAAGAAGATAATTTGTCAAAAGAACGGTGGATGATGACACGCAAAATCATGTACTTTTCAATCGTATTAAAAACTAAAAATTTAAAAGAAAAAGACATTCTTTCGTTTCCCTGGGAAGAAGATATACAAGCCGAATTTAATGAAGAACAACAGCAAATGTTGTTAGATGAAATCGATCAAGTAAAAGCCTATTATGATGAAAGAGATCGAAAAAAAGCCGCTGCAATTGTGTAGCGGTTTTTTTATTGCTTTATTTTTTTCGATAGTTAAAACCTTTTACCTATCGCACGCGATAACCGTTATAATTTTACAGAAAATAAAACAATCCTATGGCAAGTTTAGCGAGTATTAATATAAAATTTACCGCGGATTTAAAAGGCTTTTCGACCGAAATGCAGACAGCATTGCGCCAAATCGATAAAGCCGGCCAACAATTTCAAAAAATAGGGCGTTCCATGTCCACGTTTGTGACCTTGCCTATATTAGCAGCAGGCGCGGCGGCCATCAAGTTTGCATCGGATTACAATGAATCTTTAAACAAAGTGGATGTTTCTTTTAAAGGATCATCCGATGAAGTAAAAGCATTTGCAAAAACCACATTACAATCATTCGGAATTGCAGAAGGCACCGCTTTGGACCTGGCATCATCTTATGGTGATATGGGAACATCGCTTGGTTTAACTACAATTGAAGCGGCTAAAATGTCCACTTCATTGGTGGGATTAGCCGGTGATTTATCTTCTTTTAAAAACATTGGAGTGGATCAAGCCAACACGGCTTTGGCGGGTATTTTTACCGGTGAAACGGAATCCCTCAAAAAATTAGGTATTGTGATGACCGTGGCCGCATTGCAGCAATTCGCATACAGTAACGGAATACAAAGAACGGTTGATTCAATGTCGCAAGCTGAAAAAGTGCAATTGCGATATAATTATATTTTATCAGTTACTAAAAATTCACAAGGCGATTTTATAAGAACCCAAGGTGGTGCGGCTAACCAAATGCGAATTTTCCAGGAAACTTTAAAACAAGTGGCGCAGCAATTTGGAAGCATTATTTTGCCCGCTTTTACCGGCTTATTAACAAGCGTAAACGGTTTGATTACCGGCTTTGGTAATTTGAGTGATGGAACAAAGAAAACGATCATCATCGTGGCAGGAATTGCGGCGGTGATGGGTCCGGCTTTGATAGTTTTGGGAAGTTTAGCTTCTTTATTACCGGTATTAGCCACCGGATTCACTTTGTTAACCGGGCCAATAGGATTGACCATTGCAGGAATTGCGGCGATTGCTTATATCATTGCAAAAAATTGGGGTGTGGTCAAAAAAACCTTGGTGGATGTGGGAAATTATTTTGTGGATTTATACAATTCATCACTTGTTTTTCGCGGCGGTGTTGAAGCGATCGCGGTGGTATTCAAATATCTTTGGGCCACGGTCAAAGGAATATTCCAGGCAATGTTGTCCACAGCGCAATTTGTGGTTCGTAACATATTCACCGCATTTTCTACTTTAGGAAAATTAATCAAAGGCGTTTTGACTTTTGATGTTTCCGGAATAAAGGATGCCTTAAAAAAAGGATTTGATGATGGCGGGAAATCCGCTGATACTTTTTTCAAAGAAATAAAAGCTAATTCAAAAGCCACATCGGATGGTTTGGCAAAAGATATAAAAGCCGCTATCGATAAAACGGTAAACGGTAACAAATTACAAAAAATAAGCATAAAAAAAGAGGATGTCGATGCAAGCGGTGTGGCGGATGCGATCGAAGAAGCAGCCGGAACCGGTGCAGGAAAAGCTGCAAAAAAAATTGGAAAGGTTTTTGAAACCGGAACTATTGCATTTTATGAACAACAAATTGAACTGCTTAAAACCCAACAAAACGAGGTTGCAAAAACAGAATCACAGTATTATTTATTAGGGAATACTATTGCAGGAATCCAGGAAAAAATAAATGCAATTGCAGTGGGTCCGTTAGAGCCATTAAATTTGCAAGCGATTGTTCCACCGGATCAATTTGCAGCAATTACAAATGGATTTACAGCAATGGAAGCGGAAATCGCTGCTAAAGCGGGTGGAATGAAAGCATCTATTGATTCTATAAAAGTAGCGGCACAACAATTAAAGGATAATGTGGCGGATGCGGCTTTGCCGGCCTTAACGGATGCGTTTTCTTATATGGGCGATGGTGTTATTGCAAGTTTAGGACTAGCACAAACAGGATTCCAAGGTTTTATCGCGGGATTAGCTTCCACGATTACAAAATTAATTGCGATGATGTTGGCATCATCCATTTCACAATCTATCGCGGGCGCAACGGCATCGGGAACGGCTACCGGTCCGGCGGCTATATTTACCACACCGGCTTTTATAGCCACGGCGGTGGGTGGTGTAATTGCGGCCTTTGCTACAATCCCAAAATTTGAAACCGGTGGAATCGTTGGCGGTTCATCTTATTACGGTGATAAAATATTGGCCCGCGTAAATTCAAGCGAATTGATATTGAACACGGACCAACAAAAAAGCCTATATGGTGCCATGAATAGTGGCGGCGGTGGTACTACCATTATTCCATCATTAAAGATATCCGGATCGGATTTATTAGTGGTTTTTAACCGTGCAACATCACGCCAAAATCGCATAGGATAATGAGTTATTACATCGACATAATCGACACCACTTCACCACTAACAAAATTAGTGATGGAAAACGCATCTTCATCCGGGATTGTTTTGAAGTGGAACGGTAGCGACAACAAAGACGAATTGGCCGTGGTTTCATCCGAATTTAATTTTGATATGATGACCACCACCGCGCAAGATTTGGCCTTTATTGGCTATTTCACCGGCGATGAAAATAAATATAAAGTACAACTAAAAAACAGCGATAACGATGTAATAATTTGGCAAGGTTACATCCTGCCGGATATGTATTCTGAACCGTATAAAAACGGGGTTTTCTTTGTTTCTTTCACGGCCACTGATGGTTTAGGAAGGTTAAAAGGCAAGTATTTATCCGCTGAATTTTATTCCCGCGAAAAGTCTTTGATCGCGATATACTGCGAAATTTTAAAATTGACCGGTATAGAATTGGATTTATATTTTAATCCGGCCATCGAGAATTTCAGCAATAAAGATTGGAATACAATTTACATCGACACGGCCACTTTTTTGGATAAAGATAAAAAAATGGATGCTTTTGCGATCCTGGAAATTCTTTTAAAAGACACGCTTTGTGTGTGTTATCAATGTGATAATCGATGGTATATTGAAGGGATCAACACCCGCCACATACGCAAAGTAAATTATAAAATTTATGGCACGGATGGTGTTTATAAAGCGGCCTTGGAATATACGCGCGCATTAAAACAAATCACCGCCTTACCCACACCGATAATTTCGATGATTCCGCCATATAACGAAATCACGATCACGCACGAAAAAACGGAACCCGCTTTGCCGGAAACTTTATCCAAGGCAATCAATGATGGTTGGGCCGTGGTTACGGGAGTAAAACCGGAAATAAATTTAAAACAATGGATGGCAAACGGTGGTTTATATGCCAAAGCCTTTGCGCCGGATTACCAAGCGATTGTTTTGAGTAAAAGCCAAATAGGTACCGGTACAAACGCAACTAATTATCCGCAGGATGATACGCAATTTATTTCCTTAACTGAAAAAATATTTTATTCAAAAGGCCAAAAAGTAAAATTTAATTTTGAATTTAAAATTAAAAAGCCTGGAAATTCGGAAGCAAACCCAACAAATATACTTTTATGGGAAAACCCATTTAAGTATGAATTGATATTTAATAACAATGTTATTTTTAGCAATTTTGGCGGTATTGTAACTGATTCAGAAGCCTTACTTTTTGACACTTCCGGAGTGGCAAAAATAGAAATTGAACACATCATTTTGCAAGATGGTTTATTTGATGTAAAAATATACGGCCCGCCGGGAATTACAAATGAAACCCGCATCGCCGGAATCATGATCCTGGCCGCTGCGGTGGAAGTAATAGGATTTAAAGAAGAAGAAATCATCACGGATTTAATTAATGGCGAATTTACCATTGATAAAGAAATAGAATTAACCTATGCTGATGATAAATCCGGCACATCAAAAGGATTTCGATTGTATCCATTAAAAGAAAATTCCGCGTTTTTTAACGAATATACATTTCCTATTTTATATGGTTTTGTTTTAAATGCAAAGAATTATTCCGTGGTGCAATTAGATGCCGCGATTGTAATTAAAGAAAATTTATATGCGGTGCATAAAGATGGGGTTTTGATCGAAGTTTTAAATGTGCATTACAATTTTAACGATGGCGAACAAATGGTGATTGAAACTTTGATCCCATACACCACCGGAAATTTTACAGTAAAAAAATATGCCGTGGATGCGGTTTTGGCAAATAGAACTAATTGGCTGCAATGGACTGATGCAATATATAAAATCGAAAACACAAGTTTTGCAAAAACAATTACAAATATTTATCGAAGATTATTTGCCACGGCCCATGAAAAATTGGATTTAACGGCTTTTAATGCGGTAAAATTTAACGATGTTGTTTTGTTTAAATATGCTTACATGAAAGATTTTTATCCCTTGAATGTATCGTGGAATTTAGACGAAAACAAAAGTGATTTGACATTGGCGCGATCCATTTATAAAGAAGGCGCAGCGGTAACGCCAGGCGATCAAAACATCCCGCCAATCGTTTTGGCCGGTGATGATATTTATTTGACTGATACACAAACCACCGCTTCACTATTGGCCACGGCTTATGATCCGGATGGCTACATTTATTTTCAGCAATGGACAAAAACAGTGGGTGGCTTTGGGGATGTGATCAGCACGCCAAATGATTTGGCCACAAATTTAGAAAATTTAACCGAAGATTTTTATACTTATTCTATCCAGGTCACGGATAACGATGGCGCAACGGCCACTGATACAGT